AATTTAAATCACCGTTAGCATTTACTAAAGGTGTGCCATCTAAAAAAATATCTCTTCTAAAATCAATTAAATCTGTTGTATCTGGATTTGAATTTGATGGTTTTCTGAATCCTTCTATTTCCCCGTAACCCAGCAGATCTACGACTGTAGCAAAACTTTTACTTCTTAAACCTCCATCAATCAGGTCAGGATCTTCAAGTTTTGGTTCCCTTCCAAATAATTGGTCGTCAACTAATCTCGGCATAGTTAATTAAGGTAAGTTCCTTTCTAAAACTGTAACAGCGTTTCCAGAATTTGAATATGTTTGAGAGTTCCATCGACCTGTGCTTACTTTAAAAGTATTTGTAGTAACATCTTGAACGCCAAATACAGCACCATCTATATTTGAACCATCTAAAGGGCCACTTGTGAAATCAAGTCTTATATTTTCTCCGTTCACATATTTATGATTGTTTATAGTTAATGTTATAAGACTTCCAGACTGTGTATATGTTCCTTCATTTGTTAATATTTTCACAATTTGAGCATTATCAGTACCCGAACTAATCAAAATTGATCCGCTGTAAACATACCCATATAAAATTGGAATCGGAATACCACTGGAACTGACGTTTTGAATACCAGAAAAAGTATATGATCCTCTTATATTTGGGTCTGTATCTCCAACCGAAGAAATACTATTTGATGGTATATCAGGCGTTAACAAATCACTTGCAAGAGTTAAAGCTGCTGTTGTTAATAAAAGACTTGTACCACCTGTAATAAAAGCTGTAGCAAGAGGAATTGCATTATTTACAACAAAGTTAAAAGCATCTTCAACAAAATCAAAAACAAAATCTGATCCTACAGCTACAGGAATTATTTGAATATCACCTTGACCAGTTGAGGACACAAAGTCTTGAGTAATAACACGACCTCCCATTTTTACTTGATATATTTGATTATTCATATGTTTTTCAAGTCCAACAAAATTTGCTTTTAAAAAACTATATGCCTGTTGAGGTGAATTTACAGCAGCTTGAAATGTTGATCTGCCTAAAAATTTTCTTAGGTTTCCATATACTTTTATTGTTTTAAGCTGCATATCTATAAACTCCTTGTAATGCCTTTTGATAACTTAAATTAAGTGGTTGTCTACAGCTTAAAGCTTTAAAATTGTGATTTAATATCATACTATCACCAATATAAACAGCAACATGACTAGCTTTTCCTTTTGCACCTTTAAAAAGTAATACATCACCTTTTTTAAAGGTATTATTATCTTGTTGTTTTACAAAATTTAATTTGGGTAAAGCATATTCAAACTCTGGATTTTCTGAAAATTCTTTCAATGTTTTTGGTCTAGGCCAATATTTAATATTTATATTTTTATTTTCTTTAAACCAATCTGTCACGATAGACCAGCAATCATATTTACCCCATATAAACCTTCGCCCGATAAGTGAAGGTGCTTTCCAACCTGTAGGCTCAATACATATCCAGTGATCCTGATTAATACTGTATATATAATATGGGAAACCAATATGTTCACAAGATGCTTTATCAGCCTCTGAAGCTATTGCAGCCCCTACAGGGTGACTATGTATCACACCGATAATTTCCCCAGTATCCTCACATTCAGCCCAATCATCAGGATCAAGCATAAAAAATTCATGTTTACCCTCTGCTAAATTTTTACAAGGCCAAAAGGTTTCTTTGCCATTTATTATTGCAAGTAAGCCACAAGCCTCATTAGGTGTTTGTTCTTGTGCATATTTTTTAAAAGTTTCTTTCCAAGTCATGTTTAAAAATTAACAAAAGTTCCAACACCTTTAAAGTCATCCCTTGTGACTAACTTTTTTGGTGCTCCAACACCAGCTAAATCAAAACTGCTTACCATTTCAAATTCAACAGTATTTCTACTTTCTGTTGTTTTTTTATCTATAAAATACACTTCTTTTGGTAGTTCTGCTGTTGGGTCTGGTGTGCCAAATGGATTTATATTAGATGAAAAGTTTGTAGCATCAAGGAATCTACTTAAAGTGCGTCTGCGAGTTACCTTTGCTCTCTGTAAATCAATAAAAGATGTTGTTTTATTAACACGCAAAATAATAGTTGTTATTGTGCCAAGTAAATTAGAAAATGTAAGGGTTGGCCTAGGCAGCAAACCTTTACCAGAATATTTAAAGCCTGTTGCCTGACAAGGCATCCTTGTGTATGTATTAGATTGCCAAACAATATCACCGCTATCCTTCATATTGTTACCAGCATGAAAAAGAAAAACTGTGGCATCAGTTAGTGTTGCATTAACATTAAAAGACACATTTCCACTTGTGGACTGTGAGGTTGTTCCAGTTACTGTAAAAGTATCTGTGGCAACTGTTTGTATTGTATAAATTCCATCAACTCCATTTCCAGATGTGAAATCAAGACTAAGTATCAAACCAGTAGAAAACCCATGAGCAGTTAATGAGATAGTAATTGTTGTTCCTGACTGACTATATGTGGCTGTTTTTGCAGATTTTGTGTAATGAAGATCAGGTATCAGTTCAACAGAAAACAACTCAATAATTGATTTATTAGTTAGCTCTTGTAGCTGTGAAACAGGATTAGCCATTATGGTTCAAAAACCTCTCTAAAACTACAATTAATTATTGCTCTATTGTTATAAGGTATAGTTTTTGTCCAAGAATCGCAAACATATTTACCAGCACCAGAAAGAGTTATTGATACATTGCCACTATTTGTTGCACTATCAGCAGCAGTTACTGTGAATACATCATCACTTGTTACAGAGGCAACGACAAAATCACCATCAGTTGCAGAACCAGATGTATAATCAATTGTCAAAACATCACCAATAGCAACTCCATGTTGTGTGATTGTTATTGTCACAGTTGTTGTACTTTGACTATAAGTTCCTGTTTTTGTAAAACCTTCTGCTGGTGGGGTAAATGAAAAACTTGCCTGATCTGCAACCCTACTTCTTAAAA